GCCGCAGTAACTGAATCAAAGTCAGCGGCCCATTGATAAGTATTAGCACCTACTCCTAATGTAGCAAAACCCTTATCGCCGGGACAAAGATAAACTGCCTTGCCTGACAAAGCAGAGTAGTCTACTATTTCTATACGAGCCTCTGCCCCCGCTAATTCTCTATAATCATCTCCTTGCCAAACTTCAAGTTTTAGAATCTGCTGGATATTTCTAAACATAAGTGGAGCAGTACCTACATAATCTGTGAAATACCGGCGGCGATACGGTTTGTAAGTATCAAAGTTAATGTATTCGGCTATTGCTATACTTGGTCGCCAAGCATTACGAGTCGCATTATCTATACGGTCTTGTATACGCATGATATGGTCCTCAACAATCGCCTTGGTAACTCCTCTTGTCTTACCGTTAGTGAATGATGCCGTATTTTGAACATAGGCATTGTCAGCAACTTGGTAGTCAGCATGAGTAAAACTACCTGTAAAGGCGAGTTTTACCCCACTTGCAGATGATGATATAGCCGTAATTGATTTGGATATACCTAATGGGTCAGCGTCACTGTAAAGTAGTATACTATCTCCCACGGTAAAGCCATGATTCCTATAATCAGACCCAGTAACATATACACCATCAGAAACACTGTTAGCACTCACTAAAACCGCTTCACCCGGACCAATGCCGAGTATGTCTGCTACTTTTTGAGCGGTTGTATATACAATGGCTTCTGGATTAAGAGGGCGAGTTTCTGCTTCGCCGGGTGAAAATACTACAGGCATACATCTTCCTCCTCACCTTATCTTAAACCATTATGCTTCAATAACCTTGCTGCCACATTATATTCTTAAGACTCTTTTTTAGTTGCCCACCGAGCGTCATTGGCTCGCCTAATCTAATATCTCGTTGTGTTTGAGTAAGGCTACTATTAGGGCCATTTTCTTCAGGACTAATATCATCTTCGTCATGAGGCGGGCCTCTCTCATCATGAGGTGAAAATGGCGGTAATTCATGGTCAGGGTCATGAGGAGCATTAACCCTTTCAATAGCCCTTTCAATAGCCACTTCGCTAGGTTCTTCTTCTTCTCTATGCTCCATCGGGGGTATAGGAAGTCCTCTTTCGTTCTTCATTATTTGCATAACCATTTCTTTTGCGCTTTTCATACTAATTACTCCTTTACTCCTAAATTATATTCCATTTGTCTACCACAAGTACGGCATTTGTCTACCCACATGAAGTAGAGCATACCGCATTGCTGACACCTTGTTCCAGCACCAATGTTTAGAACATCACCGATATTCTTATTCCGATTACGCTGCTTTAAGGTTACTCCAGATAATGGACTTGATTCATCTGCTACAACAGAAGCACCATATGACTCATTAAGTCGGATGCCTCTTTTCTGTAGCCGCTCAATATCGTCTAATCCTAAACTACCAAATGTTTTCATGAGGCTCACCCTTAGGCAGTAGTCACTACCACATAGAGGTTACCCAACATTACATATGATGTAATGCCATTTACAGTCTTGAGATTGACATAATCGTCTAATACTTTTTGAACGCCGTCAGCAACCGCTGCACCTGTTTCAATAGCATCGGCTGGTTTGAATACAAACACTTTAGCATCAGCCATGGAGAATCAACTCCATCAGCGGTTACCAATTGCCCACCAAGTTCCACCAATATTAGCCCCACACACAATTGTTATTGTAGTATTAACTGTGGCATCTATCTCTGTGGTCACTACTGGTGCAGATGCGGCATTAGCATTGTGCCCTGCTGCTAGTATCTTACTAAAGTGGTCTGCGAGGGTAATATCCCCGCCTGAACTACCTCCGGCATTAGTGAAAGTTCCAGTTATCATTGTTAGGTTACCCATAATATGGGGCCTTGCGTCTATTGTAAATGTCTGTGCCATAATTATTCATCTCCTTTCTCTAGTTCTTCAACTACCTCAATCGCAACTTCTTCAACTACTTCTGGCTCAGGGATTACTTCTGGCTCAGGGGCAGGTGGATACAAAGTAGTAGACACTAGGTCTAGTAATTTACCTTTAGTAGCATAGCCTCCGACTGCAACATCTTTGGCCTTTAACCAGCCTAATATTGCTTTCTTTGTCCAGCCACTATCGGGTATACCGTCATTCCCAAAGTCTACTGTTACACCTTCATCGCCTACAACTGTGAAGTTATTTCGGATGGTGATGTATTTGCGATATTTATTTAACCATTCCTGTGATACCTCAACCATATTCCCTCTAATGAACTCATTAGGGGTGTCTGGTCTGCGTAATGCATAGCGAGGGCCACGGTAGGTTATTTGAGGCATGTTGAATCACCTCAGTTAAGTAGTACCACCGTTACTGTAAATACACCAACCGCTTCACCGTGAGCCACAATTGCTGGTAGTGCTCCACCAGTCTTAGTAGCAGGTGCAGTTCCTGTGTTAGTAAAGGTCAATGCAAGGTCTTTGTCAGTTGTTGCGAAAGTGTAGCCAGTAATTGCTACAATCTTTGAAGCACCTGCACTGATAGTCATTGTCTGCTCAGCAGCGTCTGCTAAAGTAGCCTGTATAGTTACCATACGCATACTGCCGTTAGCGTTAGTGGTATTGCTATTCTTTGCTGCAAACCCGTCAATACTACCGGGATATGAGCCGGCTGCTGCTCCGCCGTCCAACCAAGCAGTTTCATCAACTGGGGTTCCTGTACGCAAGTCAAGGTCTAAGAGAACCGATACAGTACCAGTGGTGAAATCACCGTCATCAAATGATATTGTCAGTCCTTTTTGTGTTATTTCTTCTGTTGCCATAATTTTCATCTCCTATTTTTTTTCTCCATTATCCTCACTTAAGGTCACGGATTGAACCTTGACCTCCAAAGAAAGTAGTCCAAACTTCACCCATTGTACGGTAAAGTCCTTCCTGACCTAAGCGGTTAATAGCGAATGGGTCACCTGTTTCAATTCCACTCTCAAAGTATTGAGTTGGTTTTGCGGTGCTATAGTATAGATAATCTGTGTCCATCATGTAAACACGAGAAATTGTATCTTTTTGCATCTCCTTGGTAGGGATGATTGGTACACCATTGTAGGTTGCTACGATGAAACCGGCTTCAACACCGGGTACACCTTTAACACCGTTAAATGTTGGTACAACACGCTTTTCTTCCATGAATCGTTGTTGGCTCTGTAGTAATTGCTGAATACGCATCAAAGTGTCATATCCTGTTAGCATAACCTTTGGATTACCACCACGGACCCAAATCTTCTGAAATAGGTCATCAAGGTGGTCAAGGCTGAGTGTACGGTCTACTGAACCACTATCTGCATTATCTTCTGCGAATGACCAAGTTTGTGCACTTCGGTCAATACTGTAAAGGTCCTCCTCGCCAGCAGTAAAGTGCTGACCAGCGGTCATGTCGTTGTTACCAGTAGTAACTCGGTCAAGTGACTCAATGTCGTTTCCAGCAACTGTACTGACATCTTCTGTAAGCATTTTGTTGATGTGCTCTGCGTGGTGCTTACCCATTTCTTCCTTAAGAACTGAGCGAATGTCTCCAAGACCATCGTCTTTGTCATTTAGGAAAATGGCAGTTTCGGACATGTCAAAGGAGTGTGCTACTGTCTTTGGCTTTGCTGCAACATGTAGGAATGTTGGCTTGGTAGTATCTGGTAGAGTTCCGTTTTCTGCAATTCCTCCACCCTTGGTGAAACTTGGCTTTGCAGTTACTACTCTCCATCCAGAGCGGTCCCAAGGTTTCTTAGGAAGTACGCTGAATGCGTTAAACTCTTGATTCAATTGTGACCAGACTTTGCGGCCATAAATGGCTTGATAAGTTCCGGCGGTGGTGCTCAATAGAGGTGCATCTGCTTTGAGTAGTTCGCTGCCGGAGTAAGAATACCCCATGCTGCTACCTGCTCCATAGTAGTATCGCTCCATATCGTTTACTGTTCTCATATAATTTCTTGACATATTTCATTCCTCCTTACTTAGTTCCAAACGCTCCCTGCGAGTTGATGTACCTCGGACCAATCCATGGTACCTAGTTCCTCAGTTGAGGGGATTTCTACATTGGAGTTTGTTGATTTCTGGATAATACTACCTTGTGCAGGTACTGTCCCCATGTTGTCAATGCGCTCACCTAGAGCGGCAATTGCTTTTTGAATGTCATCTAGTGGTCCACGAGCGTCAAATTGTCCTGCTGCTCGTGCTTCGGATTCATCTGTAAGTTCCTTTTGTAAACGGTCTGCGAAAACTGAGTTCAAGTTAGACTTAAACTGTTGTTCCATACTGGCCGCTTTGTAAACTTCGTATGCTGCTTCAATATCGCTAGCACTTACAGTACTTGGGTGCAAGTAACCTTTTGCTACTGCGCCGCTTCCTATCTTACCAATAGCACCAGTAGATGGTGACCCACCTTCTGTTGCTCTGCCTTTGACTTGGCCGCTCATAGCCGCTTCGTCAAGTTGTTCAGGGGTACTACCAAGGTTTGCTTTGTTCACGCTATCAAAGTGAGTACGGGCTGCTCCGGTATCAACACCTTGAGATTTCAAGGTGTTTTCCATCCAACTTAAGTATTCACTACTAATAATGTCGCTATATTGGCTATTACTCTTTTTCGTCTCTACGGTGTCATCCTCATCCTCGGATTCTTTATCTTTTGGACTGTCATCGCCATCGTCATCATCTGTGCTCTTTTCGTCTTTGTCCATGAAAGGGGGCAAATCTGCCTTTTCCATAGCGTCCATACGGGTATTTACACGGTCAATAACTGATGCAAGTTCAGTCAATGCATTGTTTTCTTCTGTCATGCTGGTGTCCTCTTTTAATATTCTAAAGGTTGCTTCAGGGTTTATACCCTTTTCACAAATAGTAACTTCATGAAGTTCTAGTTTTGAAATCTCGGTATAATCACCGTGATTAGAGTCAGATTTGCGCATACGCTTAAATGCTTGACCCCCAATACTAAAGCCCCGTAGGTTACCTTTGCGAATCTCATTGGCTACTTCACGAGCCTTTTCTATATCATCTCGTAGTTTAATGACTACGAACATACCAGCATCATCAACACTGGATTTCCAAACTCTACCTTCGTTATCAGTATACGATGGTATTACGCTACCAACTTGTATATTAGAATGTGCGAGTTGTACATTTCTAAAATCTTCGGCTTTCATGAAATCACCAAAGGCATTCTTCAATGCGCTTCTAGTAATCAAGTCGCCTTGTTTATCTACCATCTCAACTGATGCATATCCTGCTATAACTAAATCGTTATCAGCCTTGATAATACTAATGTTTCCACCGTGTTGGACGGGAGAAGTCCTTAGTGGAGTAGACATTACCATTGATTCTAAAGAAAACGCCCATACTATATAATTAAGTATGTAGTATAGCCTTTTCACTTGAAATCTCTAACTGGCCTTCTGAGACAGGGACGATTATATGCGACTTATCTTCGGAGTCATCCGTTTTTGGCTCAATGAATGAGTCCTCTCCTTCACGCTTTTGGCCATCAAAATCGGGCATAGTCTTTGAATCGTGTAAATTAGTAGGTCCTGACGGAGATTCAATAGGCGTACCATAACCTATACCCAGTCCCATAGCACCTGTACTAGACTGGCCTATCGCACCTACGCCGCTCTTTAACATAGTCTCCAACAAGAATAATCCTTTGACTAATACCTTCTCCTTATCCCAATGGTCAGTGCCCTTTATTTTCTTAGGAGGTATCAAAGGCTCTCCTTCTCCTTCTGATTCATTGACTTCCTCTTTAGTAGCAATTTCTACATCAGCCTTGAGCAAAGCCCCTGCGACAGGTGCCCAATAATCCCTTTGACTTTCAGCCATCCTAATCAAATAATGAGAAGAAGCCAATGGGCTATGGACAGTCCAATACCCACTTGTATGAGTACTCTTGTATATTACATCACCCTGAGGCATAGTAATCCTAATACCGCTAGGTACTCTACCTACTTCGCATAGCCATTGTTCGTCACCAGACTTTGCTAACAGGCTTAATGTCTCTTGACTAACTAACCCTTCTCCTTCTGCTTCTTCTATAATATCTGAGCCAGAGACAGTATACAATTTTTGACCATCGCTTGATTCGGATTCCCCTACATTAGTCACATTGACTCTAACTAAATCTCCCTTGTTATATTTATCAGGACTATCAAATGCAGCACCTAAGTCCATATAAATATCGTCATTTACTTTTACTCCTCTATCTCCAAGATGTTCCTCTTGAGTAATTGGACCTGTGCCTAATCTGTATGTATATGGTCCATCTCCCCTCCTTTCAAGTACCATTGTTACTACATCGTTACCTTCTGATAATAATACCCATTTAGGATGGCGCATTTCACCTTTCATATAAGTAGAATTAGCGTCTCGTAATATCAACCTATCATACGATTCCTGTAGATTAGACACAGTTAGTTCCAAACCAGCATCATCAGTAAGACGAGTATCACTTGCACTTGGTACATGTACATTCTCTATACCTTCTAAGCCTCCTCTTAATATCTTAATACGGTCCGATAATAAATTATCATACACATCTTCATCATCAAACTTAATCACATCAAAAATGTAATAGCCTTCATCAGTCTTGATAACATCCAATTGATAATTATTTGTTGTAAGTTTATCAAAATTATCCTTATCTTCTTTACTAAGTTTGAAAGTAGGTGAACTTATCTTATCATCTTCCTTAGACACAAATCCCCTTTCTCCTTCTACCATGGCTGATACTATCCAATCCCCAGTAAACCCTTTCAAATGTTCAAGGTCCTCTAATTTGAAAATACGATGCATGGGTTGTAAAAGTGGTACATTCTTTTCTTCCTTCCTAAGAATGTCAGGGTTAGTTAAGTTAGCCAGCCCTATCGTCTTGGCAACCGACTCCGGGTCTTGGTTCACTTGATAGCCCACCCTATCAGACTTAAATTGAGGTGCTATATTATCTAATATGTTGAGGTGACCTTTATGCCTATTCGTATGATGAACATATTTATCATGAGTAATGTGTTGTATATCTCCAAAGCCTTCCTTCCAAAAGTCCTCTAAGGGTTGGATTAAATTAGCATCGTATCCATTAGGGATATGATGTACCACTATGTCACCATTGTGACCAATAGTGTAACTAATAGTGGGTCGCACAGTATCACCGTATTCATGAGCATAGCCTGCTGAACTATAAATAGAATGTAACTGATGTGAATTAGGACCAAACTTGTCTAAAGGTACTGTTCCGAGTCCCATATGACTAGCCTTTACTCCACCTTCTGTATCAGGTTTAATACTTGGGTTACTCATTAAAATTGAGTCAAGTCCCTGTATGGCTCTTATACATTTATTCATTCGCTTCTTTGCACTCTTACCATAATTACCCTCTGGTAATTCCATTTCACTAGCAGGGGTCCATACCATACCTAACTTATCTAATTGTTCTTGAACTCCCGGTATGTGTTTACCGGGCTGCATATCGTTCTTAAGTCTGATAACTGCGTCTACAATAGCACGACCTTCTTCATGATTTGGACTTTTCATATATCCTTTAATTGCAGAATGCAAATCTCCAGAAAACTCTCCATAATTATTACTATTAGTTAATAATTGTGCAACTGACATCATCGGTACCTTGGTATCAAGGCTACCCGTAGACAATATAATCTGTCCCATTGATGATAATGCTCTTTCCATAGTGTCTTTGATATGTGGCGATTCATAATCTAAACCTAACCCTTGAGCCATTTCTTGCCCTGTGACTGCATAAGTCGGCTTAAAGTGAGTACCGCTGACTAACGATTTAGCATCTTTTACATTATCACTTGATGACATTTCTCTTTCAACTTGGTGCTGACCTACCCCCTGTGTGCTTACTCCATGAGAATCGTGCTTAGTACAATTACCAATATCATTGGCCAACTTAGCGGCTACTCTCATATTAGCGTCAAGTGTAGCAAGTGGTTGGTTAAGTGAAAATGCCTCCGGTACAACCTTTTCAATATGACTACGAGCCTTTGGCCCAAGTTCGGCAATAGCCTTCATATCTGCCCTTAATTTCCTTTCTTCTGTCCTAAGATGTTGCGGTTGAAATAATGCCGTACTTCCATGACCCACCTGTGACCTAGCCTCTAAGTTTTTATACTCTTGTGATTTATCACTAATGGATTGTAAAAGATGCTCTTTATGACTAGGTGTCAATCCTTCTTTATCTAAGTCGTCTTGGAGGTCACCTAACTCCTCTATTAACGCATTTAATTTCTTCTCATCTTGATGGTTATAGACATCCTCATCCTCAGTATGATGCAATGAGTGCACTACATCAAATGATTGAGCAGTAGGCTTACTATCTACTTGAGGACTACGAATATCATTAACACCTCTACCCGGAGTTAATGGAGGATTAGCCGCATGTACCATTGACCCTATCCTTCCGTAGTGTGCGGCATTTCTTCTAATCAATGGACCTGCATGAAAAGCACCGCCTTTCTTCATAAAAGGATGACTGATTGCTAGAGTATTGTTCGCACTCCCCTTTAGGTGTTTATGGTGAGCCTCTCTGCCTTCTTTATCATTAGACACAAATGCATCGTAATGACCCCTATTGGCTTTATTATGAGACTCAGGGTTAAGAGAAGATGCGTGCCTTTCTGCATTTACTTTATTACCACCACTCCACCAAACATTATGAGGATTCATATTTTCTTCCGCATCAGTGTCATCGCCCTTGCTTTTGTAGGTTATTGCTCTACCATAGTCACCCTTCATGTTACTTAGACCAAAAGTTGGTTGTCCGAAAGGGCCGAGCATACTGCCCATATGACTATCTATTGTATTCCCTTCAAGGTCAGTTTTTGTATTCAGTGCTATTTTTTCACCAGCATTACCATGAACTGCCCTTTGTTTTTTGAACAATAGACTAAGTTCATTACCATAATCATCATGTTTTATATTTCCTGTTCCTTTCGGTGCATTTACATTCGTCCAATCTAAATTACTATAAGGGTCATCATTTTCTTCTAGTGCAACATCATTATCTCTTAATGTAGTATGTCCATGTAAAATATTAAACAACTCATTGGCTTGTTTACCCATACCACCTTTGCCTAAAAAGGGCCGCTGCCAATGAGTAGATAAGGTAGTGTGCTCTCCTCCATTAGTTAATTCATCAGGATAAGAGCCTTCGTCAATAAATGTACCATAGTGCATATGACCCCACTTTCTTGCTAATCTACCCGCATTTGTTCTATCAGCGAGTAATTGCCGCTCTGCTAAAATACTTTTTATTTCCTCATCAGTAAACGGACTATCTTCCTTCTTCCAGTTATTAGAAAGTGGGTGCATACCCGGTGTTTCATTTCGCCTTTTCCATTCTCCTAAAACTGACCCTATGTCATCATCGTCATCATCATCCTTTGCAGAGGTTTCATATAATGACATTGTACGAGGATTTATGTTAAGTAATAGTAATAACATATCTCGGTTTAACATATTTGCATTTTCTTTTGCTTCTGAGAAAGACACCTTATTGGTACGGCTATCATACGAAGGCATACCAGCCTGTAATGTCATACCAGTGTGCTTTGCCATGAAGTTTAATGCTTTATCATAAGCACCGGGCACTTTGTTGAATGCCATAAAATTATCCTCCCTACTAGCAGTAGGATTACTAGGTATAGGTTTGGGTATAAACTTTATATTTTCACCCGGCATTTGAGGAGCCCTTACCCAATGGTTATACAATCCTGAAAAGCGTTGTTGAAAATTACGCTTTAGACGAGCAGTAGTTATATTCCCATGGTCTATCATATCACGGTGACGGTCAGATGCACCATACTTGGCTAAATGGTCATATACTGCTTGCTTTTGTTTAGGAGTATCCCATTCAAGTCCAAGCAAATAATCCATTAAGCCTAAGTTATGAGAGTTGCCGTTTCCATCCACTTCATTTGAAGCCCACCTTGCTTTAGATTCAGTCATATGGGCCTTTCTTAACTCATGGTCTATCTCTTTATCTGATAGATTAGGGTACTGCTCTTTTAATTGATGCTCTAACTTATCGTTACTATTCTTCCATTGACTAAAGGCTTTATTGTAACGATGATGATTAGTCATATCCTCAGTTAATCTACCATAATGTGTCTCACCTCTTAAGAAATCTAATGTACCTAAGGTAGTCAAGTCCTCCCAAGCCATTTCTTTCTTTGCATCTATTTGACTCTGTGAGTCCGAATGAGCATCCTTAGGTATATAGAAATCTCCTATTGTATCGTGCATAGGGCCCGCATGATGTCCAGAATCTCCCATGGCGTACAAAGGGCAAAACCTAGAGTCAAAGTAATTATGATTCTTATACGCATCATCAACTTCACCTTGCTTCATCTCAATGTGACGACCTGTCATTGATTCATTCGCTTGGGGCTGAACTACTCGTTTATCATCATACGCCCCGTCTAGTAAACCTTGTCCTGCTAATTGTCTCCATTTTTGATATTCATTCATATCAGGTAATGTTTCAGTTTGCGGTATTTGGCTATACTGTTCTTCTTCCTTCATTACTGAATAAAACATTTTAATCAATGCATCATCTTCATGTGATAAATAATAGCCTCTACGCTTAGCACTTACGGCTGATAAATAAAAATCAGCCGCCGCATCTGCTTTACCTATATTATCTCTTAGAGATAATAAGAATATATCTCTTACTCTATCTAAAGTTTCCAATGGGCCTTCTATCATACCATCACCCGCCGGTCACTCCAATCGGCGGGATAGGTTACCTACTGACTCATTTAAGCCTTGAAGGAGATATTTCTCCACATCACCGCCAAGTGCGGTTTTCATAACAGGACCTTTACCACCTGCTTCATTGACATGTGCGTCCAAAGTACTCATTGCCGTAGGAAAATGTGGGTTATTGTCAAGTACCTTACTTGCTTCAGAAGTAGCACCTTCATTAGTAACATCTTCCACTTCTGGTACTACATTATTAGTGTTATAATGAGCAGATTGTACATTATCTTTACCAGCCGATTGTGTCATAAACCGCTCTTGTCCAACCTGTGACCCTTCCTTTTGGGTATAATCAGGAGTACTTTTAGTCAAACGGGCTTCTAATTCTTTTGCTTCTTTGAGCAAATTATCAAACTTTTCATCTCTAGGTTCAAATCTTGGTTTCATATTATTCCATTCCTAATTGGTTACCAATTGAGCCTTGACTCTTGGCTTGGCTTGCCAGTGCATGAATATCTCCCCAATCCATTTCGTGAAATGCAGCATTATTACTAGGTATTGAAATCTCATTGCCCTCTACACCTTTGAGGAGTTCGCTACTATCTCCTCTAAACTCGTCTGTCA